GTTAAAGGCGCGGATAAGCCGGAACATAAAGAGAAAACGCTATTGGGATTTGCGCATAATGAAGTTAAATGCCTAGTGAGCAAGCCCAAAATCGCTGGGTTCGGGATGAACTGGCAGAACTGTCAAAACATGATATTTGTCGGTCTGTCGGATAGTTGGGAAATGTACTACCAGGCTATTCGCAGATGTTGGCGATTCGGCCAAACAAAACCAGTAAATGTGCATGTTATCAGCGCAGATACAGAAGGCGCGGTGATTGAGAATATCAAGAGAAAGGACGCTCAGAATCAAGAACTTGGGGTATCTATGGTTGAGCACATGAAAACAGTCATGGAAAAAGAGATATTCGCAGCCGCGATTGAAAAGGCGGAATACCTAGGTGATGTTGAGTTTAAATTACCAGAATGGCTATAAGATTTGGTAGTTTTTGCCAATGACAAAAAAAGCAAATAGTTGAACAATGTGAAGAAAACCGAGGATAAAAATATGAATGTTCTAGATCAAGTGCTAACAAACGATTATGCAATTTACAATGCTGATACTGTTGAGGTTGCTCAGAGCCTACCGGATGAGAGTGTTGGGTTTTCGGTATTTAGTCCGCCATTTGAGTCGCTTTACACATACTCAAATTCTGACCGTGACATGGGCAACAGCTCAAGCACTGAGGAGTTTTGGGAGCATTACAAGCATTTGATTAAAGAGCAATTCCGTGTCATGAAAAAAGGGCGCATTGTAGCCATACACTGCATGAATCTACCGACATCAAAAGTGCGAGATGGGTTTATTGGTATTCGAGATTTTCGAGGCGAGATTATCCGAGCTTATCAAGAAGCGGGATTCATCTATCATTCTGAGGTGGTGATCTGGAAAGATCCAGTAGTGGCCATGCAACGCACTAAAGCTCTAGGGCTTTTACATAAGACTATTAAAAAAGATAGTTCCATGAGCCGCATGGGTATCCCTGATACATTGGTGATGATGCGTAAACCTGGTGATAATGAAGACCCAATATCAGGAGAGTTTCAATATTACGTAGGAGATGAGCCTGCCAGTGGATTTGCACGCCATGAGTGGGATGATGGGCGTCAAGCGTGGACGGTGGTTGAAGGTTCTCACAATACGAGCGTGGATGTGTGGCAGCGCTACGCATCGCCAGTTTGGATGGATATAAACCAGACTGATACTTTAAATTTCCGAGAAGGCCGAGACAGCGACGATGAGCGCCACATATGCCCACTTCAATTGGATGTTATCCAGCGATGCTTGCAGCTATGGTCGAATCCTAATGATATTGTTTGGAGTCCGTTTTTAGGTATTGGATCTGAAGGTTATATGTCATTGAAAGCAGGCCGGAAGTTCATCGGGGCGGAATTAAAGCCGTCTTATTTTAAGTTGGCTGTACGCAATTTAGAGCAGGCAAAAGCCTCTCAATATGATCTGTTTTAATTGCGGGAGAAAACTAAGAAAAGGCTACTTCTATAATGGAGTAGCCTATGGTCCTGAATGTTTTAAAAAACTAGGTTTTAAACTAAACGGGAATGGCCAGATAACAAAACTAAGACTGCCCAGCGATAAGATAGAAGAAAATGAGTATCAGGGTAGTCTATTCTGAATCCTTCGGGATACACAACTAATCTAACCATAAATATAGGAGCCTATGTGAATGGTTAGAGATCGCAGTTGTGATCTTCACTTTGCCCCAGCGATAGCATCAACGGGGATTTTTTGGGGGAAAAATGGAACAAGAACAAATTGAACAGTTAGAAGTAGAGATGAGCTATTGCTGCCAAACAGTTTGCGACATGGCGAAAGTCAGAGCGATGGTGAATGAATTAATAGAAGAAAACAAAAGATTAATGGGTGTTATAAATGAACTTACAGACAACGTCCTATAAAATTATTTTGAAAGATGGAACTTTATTTGATGTAGACGAGCAAATGGTAATAATGTTTGAGATGGCCTACCCTCGAATAAATGTACGAGAAGAACTGGGCAAAATGGTTGCATGGCACTTTTCAAACGAGTCTAGACGAAAAACAAGGAGGGGGATCAAACGCAGCATTAATTCATGGCTAAATGCTGCAAGGCCTACCGTGAATCAGTCGGGAATGAGCCAGAGAGATCACGCCAAGCAGACTACGATAGCTGATCGAGTGACAGACATATCGTGGGCTGATGGGCTGTAGACTGGCAAAAACTACCAAACACGCCAACTAATTTGGTAGTTTTGGCCAATGATTTAACCGCGCTCGATTGATAGGATGTGCTCATCAACTAGCAAATGGCGGAAAAATGAACGAATACGAACTAGAGATGGAGTACAACGAAAACAAGCAGCGAATTGTTAGCAGCATCGTTGAGACTATAGCCAACGGCGGTGACTGGGTTGTAGATCATAAAAAACCATGCAGCTACAACTTCACAGATGATGTTATGGGTAATCTTGTGTTTAGTGGCGAATATCACGCGATGATGATTGAAATTGCCAGAAATCCTACGCTTGAAAACGCCAATGCGCTGGCTAAATGCGTCAATGAAGCGATTTATGATCTGGCGCTAACGGTTTATACATCGCATTACGATAATTAGATAATGGAGGCTTTGAAATGAACAATTACTGGGATAGATTCCCAAAGACAGATCAGAAGTACACAAAGCAAAACAATGAAGGTGGCCGCAAATCAACGGCCATTACGCCTATTTACATGGTTAAGCTGGCCACACAGGTGCTAGGCCCAATTGGCGAGGGCTGGGGGTATCGTATTTTAGAAGAGCGTTTTGATAACACATGCCCAATCGTTTTAATTGAGGGGAATAAGGCGCAAGGCGTAGCGCCAGTATATTTGACTGACAACGGCCAGATGGTATGGGAAAAAACCCACACGGTATTAATGGAGATGTGGATAGGGAGTAAAGAAAACACATTCACTCAATACGGCCATACAAAGTATTCGTACATGACAAAAACGGGTAAATTTTTCGTTGATCATGAATATGGGAAGAAATCCATTACGGACGCGATGACGAAATGTTTATCATTAGTCGGTGTGTGCTCTGACGTTTACATGGGTGAGTTTGACGATATTGAGTACAGAGAGGCGGCACAGGTTGAACTGGCAATCGAGAAGGCAGATGACCAAGCTGCGGAGATTGAGAAGCGCACGCAAGAACTAAACGATCACATTGGCCAGCACAATACCTTGATGGATAGCTGCCCGAATATGGATGCAGTGGGCAAGGTGTACGCCAAAGCACGACACAAGGCAGAACTATTGGCCAAGGCGTTAAAGATCGACCCAGCTCAGGCTATCGGCCCATTGGATGCAAAATATTTTGAAGTTCAGAAAAGACTAGGCGGAAAATGATGCAACTATACAACATAACAGAGAACCTAAAACAAGTTGAACAGATGATTGCAGAAGGGGCAGACCCCGAACAACTGCAAGACGCGATCAATGATATAGATGAGGCGTTCGAGGAGAAGGCGGGCAATATCCTGTTTATTCTGAAAAACATGGAATCTAGCATTGAGTCGATCAAGTCTGAAGAAAAGCGACTGGCTCAACGCCGGAAAACAATTGAAAATCAGCTTGATGGGCTGAAAGAATACCTAGTACGCAACATGGCCGAGACTGGCAAGACTAAGGTTGCAAACGACCTAATGACCGCATCATACATTAAGCCAAAGCCTATGCTGGTGGTTGACGATGAGGATGCGATTGGTAGCGATTACCGATCTATTAAAGTAACAACGTCACTAGACAAAAAGCGAATCCTTGACGAGTTGAAAGACGGAAAGGAGATTGAGGGCGCGCACATCGGTGAATCAAAAGCGGGTTTAAAATTTTCGTGACACAAAAAGAAGTTCAAGCCCTGCTGTCAGAAATGGCGGCAGACACTATTAGCCAATTAACTAAAATGGGGATACTCAAAAATGGCGACTAAACTCTATGATGTATGTGTAAAAACTGGCTCATACACAAACAACCAAGGCGAGACTAAAAACCGATACGAGAACATTGGAACGGTAATGCAGGGTGATGACGGTGGCCAGTTCATGCTACTGAAAACAACATTCAACCCAGCTGGCGTGCCGAATCCAGAAAACCGAGACACTGTAATGTGCTCTATGTTTGAGCCTCGCACGCAGGATATGCAAAACCAGCTACAACAGCCGCCAGCGCAGCAACCTCAGCAATACGCGCAGCCTCAACAGCAGCCGCAGGCATACCCACAAGGCCAGCCATACGGCCAGCAAACTAACGGATATTAATCCCTAGCCTAGTCACTCAGGCGTAGTTGACCCATGGCCCGTGGGTGAGTGGCAGGGCATAACCTTTGCACAAAGGCAAGAGGTTTGCCGCGCAGTCCGTTTGCTGCTAGTTGTTATGCGATTAATTAAAGAGGTGATTTATGCCAGATATGGAACGAATAACTGATCAGCTAAGGGTTGATATGGCTGAAATGGGGTACAAGGCGAAAGGCAAAAGTGCTGATTACTGGGATGGTTACAGGAATGGTAAAAGCCTCGCTAGATGGGAAGTGGCAATAGCGTTCGCCATTGTTTGTTCCGGCATTGCTGCAATTGGCAATTTTTACGCATAACCCCAATTTTAACGGGAGCGAGTCTCAACGAGCTTCCTCTTTTAAATATTTGTTATTGCTCGCGGAGGGCATTGTTTTGGCTGAATTAAAAATAAAAGTTCCTAATGTGGCGCACATTCTTATTACTGGCCCTGTTCAGTGTGGTAAATCTATTGTCATGGATAGAATCGAGAAGGCACTTAAGTCTGAGTTTGGGGCTAATGTCGTAAGCGAAGACTTGCGAATAGAACGCAAAGGCAATGATTATGACAAATTAGATGATTGGCAGAAGGACATGGTGAACAAAACGACGTGGGTTATTAGTGAGCAATAACCAGATTATTAATTTGGCTGAGCCGCACGAGGCTCTAATTCAATTATTTGTTATACGGCCCGAATCAAATGAAGAAATCCCATAAAAGAGTCTATGATTGGTTAAAAGAGAATCAAGAAAGCTTTACTTGGGGATTTGTACCGTTTTACAGGATCCCGTTTGTTGTTCAGCGGAGAACCATAAGCCAAATGCAAGATGAAGGATTAATTGACGTCAACGAAGGGTACGTTAAAGCCGTATAACAACACAATCCAAGGCTATCGAGTCCTTGGCATTACAGTGTTATAGATAAAGGAGATTAGTGTGAAAGAGTTTTCAATAATTTGGGTTATTTGTTGGTTTGTCTGTTATGTGTATGTTCAGGCAAAAATGGGTAAGCACAATGTTAAATATCCTAGTAATTCAGTCAAAAATACAATGCCTTTTGTACTTTTTGTGGCATGGCCTTATTTCGTTATCTATTGGGCCTTCTCTTGATTATTAATAACCAATCATCCCTAGACGCTGCCATAACACAGCTAAGAAAAGACTTTGAAGATTCGCGCTATCTTGAGCTAGACATTAAACGAAAGGGTAGGACGAGATCAGGGCGGCAAAATAGGGCTTTGCATAAATATCTAGCAATGCTGGCGGATGCGCTAAACGAAGC